GTCAGACGCATGAAGCTCGCGTTTCGCAAAGGTCCTGTGCAAGCCCGCCCGCGCCGCGTGTCACACGCTCCGCATTTGGTCCAAGCACGGGTTGCGAAACTCAAAAAGATCTCGCCACTAAAGCAGCTTCTCAAAGCGCTGCCGGCGCATCCCCTCCCCGATCACAGCAACCTCATAGCGACGGTCAGCTACACCGATTTTGAGCCACGAAAGCACTGCTCAAACATCGTCGCAGAGCACATGCCGTTCAAAGCTGATCGCAAGATTTTCTGTGGCCGCAAGCCGCTCGAGGGCACCCGCTATTGCGAGGATTGCTGCAAGCGCAATTACACCGTGGCGGCTATCGCGCGGCCCTACGTTCACGACAGTAGCAGCGCCGTAAAGCTGGTGATTAAGGCCGAAGCCGCCAAGCACGCGGCCGTCCAAGAATACATGACGACACCCTGAAACGATGACGGGACCGCTGGTGCCCATCCAGCAGTCCCGTTGGTCGTCGTAGGCCAGCAAAGGACGTGCTGACCATGCAGATACATATAACGGACGTGCGGCCCTCTCGCAACGCGTCAAGAGATTTATCCGCAGCGGAGTGTAGGCAATGAGCCGCTGGTATCGCCGCTACACCGGAACCGTCAGCGATCCAAAGATCGCTGAAGCGGCGCTCGTGGCCGAATGCTCCAAAGCCGTCGTCATCGCGACTTGGGACATGATCCTTGAGAGCGCGGCGGAGACCAATGAGTCAGGGCAGTTTCGTGCAACGTCGCGCAACGTTGCAGCAACGCTCGGCGAACAGATCGCAACGATAGATCGCGTGTTTTCTGCGCTCGAAAGCCTCGAAATGATCGAGAACGGCATCGTTCTCGCGTGGTCCAGGCGTCAGTTCCAATCTGACAGCAGCACCGAAAGATCCAGGAAACATCGGGCCTTGAGGAATGGAAACGGCGGCGCAACACCGATGCAACGTTGCGCAACGCCCCCAGATACAGAGACAGATACAGATACAGAGACAAAGAAAGATGATGTTGGTGAGGGTGCGAGCACGGAAGGGAAGATCAAGTTTCTTCCAGACGGCTACCTCGACCGTCTGACCGAATGCGCAACAAGGGTATTGGCTGATCCCGTCAACGCCATCGGCCTTACCGACCCGTCCGTTCCGCTAATGTGGCTCCGTGAGGGCTGCGACTTCGACCTCGATGTGATCCCGGCCGTCACGAAGGTTTCCAAGTCCAGGCGGGTCAAGAACGTCCACAACTGGAATTACTTCTCGCAGGCCGTCTCCAACGCCAAGGCCGCTCGCCTGCAAGGCTTGCCGCCCGCTACCGCCGAGCGCCCCACCCCATCGTCCGAGCGTAACACCGTCGCTCGAGATCTTCGCGCCCTCATTCGTTCGGGAGAGTTCAATGTCCAATCCGCTTCTTGACCGCCTCGTCGTCGTGTTCGGCCCGCCGCAGTCGGACGACCCGCAAGCCTATCTCCGCGAAGTGCAGAAGCTAATCGCCAAGTACACGCCGACCGAACTCGACAAGGCCGCTGACCTGCTCGTCCGTTCAAGCAAGTGGTTCCCGAAACCTGCCGAGATCGCCGTCGCCTGTGCCGACGCTCGCGAGATGCTGACGCCATCGCAGCCGTTCGACCCCGCTAAGAAGAAAAACCTCGACTGGACGAAAGAAGCGCTCGACCGCGCTGACCGGCTCATCCAGTCCGACCTTGGACGCCGCGCAGCTGATGAAGGCTGGGTGCTCGCGCTTTGGGACCACTACCGCAAGACACCGCGCCAGCCGAGCCCGAAAGAGATCATCGGTTTTAAGGCCAAGGCGGATGAATTCAACGAGGCATACCGCGACAGCATGCGCATCGACATCTGCCGCGTGATCGGCTTGCCGAAGCTGGGTGAACTCATCCTTGCCCGCCGCGCTCAGAAGGCCGCGCTAACGCAAGGCGAGATCATCAGCCGCCGCCTGTCTGACACTGCCATTCGCGGGAAGATGCAGGCCGCAGGAGACGGCGCATGACCTACTGCCCACACTGCCGGCGCGGAATGACACCGCTGCACATGGCCTCTGCTATGGCGCTGCTCTCAACAATCATCGGCACGTTCGCTGGTGTTGCTGTTCAGCTTCCAACCGAAGGCGCGGCGCTAGGAATGCTTCACGCTCTCGCGCCCATCGCAGCGCTACTCGAGGAGGCGATCTGATGACCTACGTTGGCGTCGCTGTTGCCGTTGTTGTTGCAATACCGGCATTGCTCTGGATCGGGCTGATGGTCGCTGATTGGCGTACCGATAACTACTGGCGCAAGCGTCTTGAAGAAGAAGGGAAAGCGAAGTGACCATCCGCATCATTAATTCTGACGTGATGGATGGTCTTCGTTCGCTGCCGGATGACTCCGTGCAATGCGTGGTGACGTCGCCGCCGTATTGGGGCCTGCGTGACTACGGCGTGGCGGGGCAGATCGGGCTAGAGCCGACGTTCCCGGAGTTTATCGAACGGCTTGTTGCCGTGTTTGCCGAGGTGCGCCGTGTGCTCCGACCGGATGGCGTGTGCTTCGTCAATATGGGGGATAGCTACGCAACTGGCACCACCGCGAACAGGTCACCAACAACCATTGAAGGCGCATCGGTTCCTTCAGGATGGTCAAGCCGCTCGCAATGCGTTCGCCGCCACGCTGACGGCCTCAAGCCCAAAGACCTCATCGGCCAGCCTTGGCGGCTAGCGTTCGCCCTCCAAGACGCCGGCTGGTGGCTTCGCGGCGATTACATCTGGCACAAGCCCAATCCCATGCCTGAGTCCGTCACCGACCGCTGCACCAAGGCGCATGAGTACGTGTTCCATCTTACGAAGTCGGAACGGTACTACTGGGATGCTGCAGCGATCCGCGAGATGCGTCGCAGCGACGAAGATGCGAACGGCTTTCGTGGTGGGAGCTACGTTGGAGGGGAGCCTGGGAAGCGCACGGCGACCGGCAACAAGCGCATGAAGATGCCCGACGGCTGGGACACCGGCAAAGGCGCGCACGGATCATTTCATAGGGCCGGTAGAGAGAAGGGCAAGCAAGCAGGCCATTCGCGACGCCACGATGGTTTCAACGATCGATGGGATCAAGCTGAAGATGCCGGACGGATCGCAGATGGTGCCAACCGGCGCACCGTCTGGACCATCGCCACATCCCCCTTCCCCGAAGCGCACTTCGCAACCTTTCCCCCTGAGCTTCCTGAAATCTGCATCAAGGCGGGATCCAAGCCCGGCGATACGATCCTCGATCCGTTCTCTGGTGCCGGCACAACAGCACTGGTCGCTGATCGCCTTCAGCGCCACGCCATAGGGATCGAACTAAATCCCGAATACGTCGCGATATCTCAGCGCCGCATCCAGAGTGACCGTGGCGGGCTGCTCGATATCATGGAGGCAGCAGAATGATACGCCACGTCATAGCCCTATTGATCGCGACCACCACATCTGCCTGTGCAGGCTGGTGTGATCCTACTCGAGACGAATGCTGGATGAGGCCCGAGCCTGCGCCGCGTAAGCCGCAGGTCCGGGCGTGGGTGAAGCACGCGCCGCCCAAGGTGATCATCAAGAGGGATGTGGTCACGAGGCCAGAGAAGCTGGACGACGAGACGCACTGCAAGCCAGCGATCAAATCAGTAGGGGATCAAGCGCTGTCAGAGGAAACGGCGCGAACCGCAGCGGAGAAGCATTGGATGGCTACCGCCAGATGGTCGGTAGGCGAGCGCTACATGGATTACAAGAACGCCAAGGTGCTCCACAGCGAGTGCTCTCGTTCGTCTGTCCCACCGACCAACGGCATCGTTGGGCAAGTCCTGCCGAGCGAACACCGCTGCGAGATCATTGCCAGACCGTGCCGTCCAGGATTGGAGAAGTGAGATGCGCCGTCTTGAGCTTTCAGGTCAACGTTTTGGGCGGCTGGTGGCTATTAGAAACATCGGGATTGATGCGCATGGCCGCAGCATGTGGGCGTGCAGGTGCGATTGCGGCACAGATATTTCTGTTGCGGCCTCCGTTCTGAAGCGCAAGCAGCTATCGTGCGGATGTTTGGTTGTCGATATGGCGACCAAGCATGGTGGTTCGGATCACCCGCTCTATAAAACGTGGGCGTCGATGATCGAGCGATGCGAGTCGCCAGATAACAAATCATATCATCGGTATGGGGGTCGCGGCATCAAGGTGTGCAAGCGATGGCGCAAGAATTTTGGCGCGTGGCTCGATGACATGGGAGAGAGACCGTCGCGGAAACACAGCGTTGACCGCATTGACCCCAATGGAAATTATGAGCCGTCTAACTGTCGGTGGGCTAGCGCAATAGAGCAGCAGCGCAACAGATCAAACAACCTGTTGGTGACTATTGATGGATGCACGCAACCGCTGTCGGCATGGGTTGAGCATTACAAGACAAGTTATTTTCGATCTCGCGATCGCATCTTTAAACACGGGTGGGAACCGTTGCGCGCACTGACATTGCCACCCATGCGAAGAGGCCGCGCGTCGCCAGTGCAGAGGGACAACGGAAAATGAGTATTAAGGCAATGACACTGCTCGTCGGTATCGTCTGCATGATCGTTCCGGCCATCGGCGCATACCTGCAAACCGGCGATGTAGAGGACGAAGACGAAGCGGAACAGGCGCTAATGAATTGGATGACCAGCAGGAACCTCGCACAGATGGACATGTCAGACACAACGATAAGGTTCGGATTACTGCTCATAGCCGTAGCGGTGGTGATGCCATGACTGGCTTTCAAATCCGCGTCCGCAACGTGCGGCTCAAATCAGACCCATCCGGCAAGGTCATCATCGCGACGGCCACTAAGAAGATCCCAGGCCGCACCACCAAATCACTCTTCGCGGAAGCAGACCGCGAACAAGCCAAATGGACCAAGCCAGCAGAGCAATACACCCCCATCCCAGCCAAGGAAACCGACCAATGAACGCAACCAAACTCGCCATGCGCCGCCATATCAACGATTTGCGCAAGCGCGCAGAAGCAGGGGACGAAGATGCCATCAAGAGCTTGGCCGTTTTCATCCTCATCGCGCCAGACAAGGACAAGTGACCTTTACCTCTTCGCCATTGGCGTTGCTCTCATCATCATCGGTTCTATCGTGGGGTTCTCGTGACGAAGCTAACAATCAGCGACGCGAAAAAGCTGGCGTCTATGCTGGCCGCCGATGGCGTGGCGATTTTCGTGTTTCGCCATGACCAAGTAGCGAGCGCCAGCTACGGTGCGGACAAGCATCTGTGTAAGAGCATGGCGAAATTCATCGATCGTGTCGTGGACGATTTGGAAAACGGGAAAATCGACAACCCTCTAGATCACGGCGGGTGCCCGTGGCCGCGCATAACGCAGGAGTGACGCAAATGATCTGGCACATCCTAACGACGGCCCCGCAGCGCGAGTTCGCAGCTCAGGAAGCCCTCAAGCGCCTTGGCCTCTCCACCATGATCCCCGTCGAGTATCGCTGGCACGATGCCCGCAAGGCAGGGCATGCAGCCAAGAAGGCCAAGACCGAGAAGGAGGTCCGCGCTCACCCGCTCTGGCCGCGCTACGTGTTCGCGGGCTGCGATCGGTTCATGACCCCTTGGCGGGAAATCTACTCCCTCAACCACATGGGCCGTCCCCTCATCACGGGGGCGCTCTATCGCAACCGCATGCCCTATGCTCTCAGCCACACCGAACGGCTGCACATCGGCGCACTCACCGACATTGCCAAGCCCCAGGTGCCCCCTGACCCCTCCCGCCGTCTTTACCCCGGCGACAAGGTCCGCATCACTGATGGGCCGTTCTCAGGCTACGTCGCCACCGTCCACCGAACAGCCAAGAATGGCGAGTCCGTTAGGGTTATGGTAGCGCTGTTCCAATCTCTTGCAGAAGCAACGGTGCCAGTGGCAATGGTGGAGGCGGCGTGACATGTAGATAGCGCGCGGGCAAAGCTCACGCCGGACGAGATCAAAGCGATCATGGCAGCTAGGTACGGTTAGGCTGTTGCCATCCCGACTCTCACCCGCCCCATCTGTGCAAAAGTCAAGCCGCAACGGTTGATAAATCTACGCAAATCAGCCTAAGCAGGTCCAAAGGACACCCGCCTCTAGCCAACAGGTCGCGTAGCCGTTGGCAGACACGGCCCGGATCTCCCCTGAGATCGCAAAGCCGGAATTGCGCCCTGACCTCCGAAGCTGACCGGCTAGCCGCCTTTATCGAAGGCATCTGGGCCATCATCCAAACCCGCCGGCCGGAACTCCCCGACCTCGACATCGAGGCCATCCGTCACGAGCAGGACCTAGAGCACCTAGCCGCTTCCGCCGTCGTTGTGGCCGATATCCTCGTCCCGCGGCGGTTCGTCCATTTCACGTTTCACTAAAGCGGGACGGCCCTAGGTTTCCCCAGGGCCGTTAGACGAGATCAAACTTGTACGCGGAACGCTGACGCTCACTCGCTTTCCAGAATGTATGCCCGCGTTTGAGGGCGGAACTATGTCCCAACCCTTAACGCCTCACAACAACAACCGGAGCATACGCGCATGCGCCGTTACAATATCCCCCGTGCCGCAGCCCTCGCCGCGGCCATCGCCTGCATCGCTGGTGGCCTCATTGCCAGCGCACACGCCGCTGATAAGGGTGGCCCGGCCGAACCGCCGAAGGTCATCGACGCCCAAGGCAATGAAAAGGCGCTCTTCACGGGCTGCTATGGTCAGGTCGGCGGGTCCGGCTTCTTCGCTGATGGCAACAACACCACCAAGGGATTCCTGATCGGTGCAGGCTGCGATTGGCAGCTGAGCGGCATCGTGATTGGTCTCAATGGCAAGTATGGCCTGTACGAAGAGGACGCCCGGTCGCTCACGGTTGGTGGCCGTCTCGGCTACACCCTCAATCCGCACACCCTGTTCTACGCCCATGCGGGCGCTCTGATGGACGGCAAGAGCCCATCCCTCAAAGATTCCGCGATCTACGGCGGGCTTGGCCTCGAGACCTACGTCAATCGCAATATCACGTTGTTCTTCGAAGGATCGACCGACTTGCAGAAGTGGGGCGACGCCAAGATGATGCCCTCCATCTACGAGATCAACGCCGGTATACGGTTCCGGCTGAACTAACGCGTGCTTGCGTCTCCAATCGCCCTTACGGAGACATCACATGATTAAGACCTTCATCCAGAACCGCTATCGCTCCTACACGCCAGACGGAAAGTTCTGGGTGACGGTCGGCGCGCTCGTGCTCATGGTCGATATGGCTATTGCGTACTGCGCTGGCGCTACGGTCACCATCTGGCACGGGCTCGGCTTTGCTGGCTGCGCCCTTGCCTTCGCGTTCCTGCCCGATGCTGCCTATGAGGAATACGGCCACGGCCGCTATGCTTCGGCGCTCGTGCTCGCAGTCCTTTGCGCTCCCATCGGAATCCAAGCCTATCAGCAGCAGCTTACCTACTCGGCTGGCATGCGCACTGGCGACATCCAGCAGACCAAGGTGCAGAACGTCAAGCATGAAACCGCAAACGCTCAGGTTAAGTCTGAGAAGGCCAATCTTGAGCTCTTGCGGGGCCAGCTCGCCACCAAGACAAAGGAATACGAGGGGCTGAAGGAAGCATCGCCGTTCGTAACCACCATCGACATCACCGGGCTTGAGGGTGAGAAGAAGCTTAAGGAAGACCAGCTTGCCCGTGAAGAAAAGACGGGCCGTGCTGGCCGTAAGGCTGGCTGCGGCGCGGTCTGCGAGCAGTTGAAGGTTGATGTTGCTGACGTCACCAAGCGCATCGGTGCCGCCAAGCGGTTCAATGAACTTGCCAATGACATGACGAAGCTGAAGGACGACATTAAGCGCATCCAAGACGCCATTGACAAAAAGGTCGATACGGCAGGCAAGACCGAATACAAGTCGTCGGTCATCGCTAACGTCGCCGCTATCAACGCACAGTTGGTCAAGCTCATCGGTGGCGCGAGCGCCGCGGAAGCCGTGCAGGTTGACGAAGTGGCGATGAATTACGCTAACGTCGCCAGTGCTGGCCTTGGTTCGCTTGCCCTTCTGATCCTTGCGCCGATTGCCTTCTTCCTTGCAGGCCGTCGCCGCATCAAGATCGAAGAGGAGCCCGCGTCCGTCGCACCGCTCGCAACTACCGCATGGCATGTCAAGCCAGCCCCGGTGAAGCCCCAGACCGTCATCCAGCGCCTTGAAGGTCTCATCCCCGTTCGCAACCCAGAAACCCTTGAGATCGTAAACCGCAAGGTGCAGACTGCATGATCTGGCAACTGTTGGAAGCCCTCGCAAATCCGACAGAATGGGCGGTCACATTCAAGGGGGGCGAACTCACCATCGCCCCCATCTCTGAAGTCAAAGGCCGTCTGATCGAAAGGCAGTTGGTGAAGTAATGGTCCCGTGCCCTCCACCGCCGCCTACGCTCGACGAATACTTAGCCGGAAAGCCGTTCCCCAAATGACCGACCTCATCAGTCAGCTTTTCGACATCGCGACGAACGAAGAGTTTTCGCCGGATCAGCGTAAGGCTCTGATGGAGATTGCTTTGGATGACTGGTATCTCAAGGGTGCCGTGGTCGTGTCCGTTGAGGCCAAGGCGTCCGATGCGGTCCCGCCGTCCATCAACATCGACGCTGCTCTTGGCCGTCACCTGACCAAAGAAACCCTACCCAACGGCGGCATCCGCTTTGGCCTCGCTTCAGTTCCCTCCAAGTAACTACCGCATCAAGACGGCAGGCCGCGGCTGGACTTTCATCCTAAACCGCCTCGGCTTCGTCGGCATAACTCTCCCCACCCGCACCATCTACATCCACCCGTCACACGTCGGGCAGCAATGGCTCATCAATCACGAGATGGCCCACATCGCCCAAATAGACCGCGACGGACCCCTAAAGTTCTGGCCTAAGATCCTGGCCGACTATTTCATCCACGGTCACAAGAACAGCCCCTACGAAATTGAGGCCCGACGCTATGAAGCCCAATGACGTGACCTCGCAGGTCTCCTCGACCATCAACCTCATCCTCTGGGCCGTCAATCTCGCCCTCACCATCCTCGCCGCTGGCGTGATCCTAACCGCCTTCGCCACCTTCGCTGGCTTCCGTATCCCGTGGTTCAAGACCCTCGGCACTACCGAACTCGCCTACGCTATGGGTGCTCTCTGGCTCTACAAGAAAGCCTGACGCCATGAAAGTCACCCCCTTCACCCGCGATCTTCTGAAAGCCTACCGGGAAGAGAAGGCCAAGCAGAATGAAAGCGGGGGACAAGCCGGAAATCTGCCTGCAATTGGCAATCCAAGTCCTGATGCAGGACGTCGACCGCTCGATAGCCAAGATCGCGCAATTCTCAGAGGAAATGGCGGGATGTGTGCACTTGACTGAGTATTCCAGATGAGATACAAAGGACGCAAAGGAGATAATCCGATGCGTAGTATCACCGACGCAGTGTTCCACGACGAAGACAAGGCGCGCGCTTTCCTTGAGAGGCAGCGTTGGCCGAGCGGCGTCATTTGCCCGATGTGCAACAGCGGCGCTCGCGTGACCGCGCTGAACGTGCCGTCGATGGGCCCGGGCTGGTATCACTGCAATGCGTGCGAGCAGGCCAAGTTCACGGTTCGCACCGGTTCCGTCATGGAACGCAGTCACGTGCCGCTCGCAAAGTGGGCGCTGGCGTTCCGCTTGTTCGCAGCGTCGAAGAATGGCGTTTCGTCCAAGCAGCTTCAGCGCATGCTTGGCGTCAGCTACAAAACGGCATGGTTCATCGGCCACCGCATCCGCGAAGCTATGAAGCCTGCCGCCGAATTGCCTCCGATGGGCGGCAAGGGCAAGGTATTGGAGTCTGACGAGACGTTCGTTGGTGGCAAGAAAAAGAATGTCCATGTCGGCAAGCCCGAGCCGAAGAAGCATCCCGTCCTTACAGAGGCTTACAAGGCGTGGAAGAAGGCCAGAAGGTGACGTGCGAAGGCGTCGTGCTGCCTGCCGGTATGTCGGCCGTCGTTGCACGGCGAATCGCGTCGTTGCTCAAAGACTATCAAGACGACGTGGGAGATATGGCTGGCAAGTCAGACATTGAAGCGGCCGTCATGGTGTTTTTGGTTTGCTCAGCAGAATGTCCGCTATCTCAACGAAATGCTTCGTAGCTGTAGTGGCGCGGTCTTCGAGGGCAAGTGAGCGGATTCATGTCGAAGAAGCCTCAGAAAGACGAGATCAAGGACGAGCCGGGAGCCGAGGAGCGTTTCGGCAAAATCTTGGGGAAGGTGCTGCACACACCGCCCAAGCACAAAACGGCAGACCCGGACAAAGCCAAGTCTGCCGCCAGTTCAAAGAAGGTTCAGAAGTAGCACGAGCACCGCGAGGCACTGAGCTACATCAACTTTGACTTCGACCTTGAAGTTCATAGTGAGAACTCCGAGGGTCGAGCCGGCCATGCCATTCGGGTACTCAAGGCCGAAACCGGCGACAACTTCCCCACCCAGGACCACTACAATAGATACCCGTGATCCTATGTTGCACGTGAAACAATAACGGCCCTGAAAGGGACACCCGTTGATGGCTGAACCAGATGGCACCGCTCAGGTCAGTGAGAACTCAGTGAAGTCTTTCGCCAATCTGAAGCCATTTCAGAGGGGCGTCAGTGGGAACCCAGGCGGAAAACCCAAAGGTGAGGATGTCAGATCACTAGCCCGCAAGAATACAAGGCGAGCTATGGAACGTATCGTCGAACTGATCGATGACGAAGACCCCCGCGTTGCCCTCATGGCTGCCAAAGAAGTTCTCGACCGCGCCTACGGCAAGCCAAAGATGATCGAAGATGACGACGGCGGCGACCGCAAGAACGTAACCATAAACATCGTGAGATATGCCGACGATAAGCCTGCCGAACAATTGGCAGCCCCGACCGTATCAGTTCGGACTTTGGCGCTACCTTGAGCAGGGCGGCAAGCGTGCGCTTGCTGTCTGCCATCGACGTTGGGGCAAGGACGACATCGCTCTACACTGGACGGCTGTAGCGGCTCATCAGCGTGTTGCGTCCTACTGGCATATGCTCCCCGAAGCAGAGCAGGCGCGAAAGGCGATCTGGACCGCAGTCAATCCTCACACGGGCAAGCGTCGTATAGACGAAGCATTCCCGCCTGAGATTAGGGAGAACACTAACGATCAAGCCATGTTCATCCGCTTTAAGAACGGATCTACGTGGCAGGTGGTCGGCTCTGACAACTACAACAGTCTCGTGGGTGCGCCGCCTGCCGGTCTTGTCGTCTCGGAATGGTCGCTCGCTGATCCATCTGCATGGGCCTATCTCTCGCCAATCCTGGCCGAGAACAACGGCTGGGCTCTGTTCCTCTACACGTCGCGTGGCAAGAACCACGGCTTCTCGCTCTACAGGTCAGCTAGGGACCGCCCCGATTGGCACGTTGAACGCCAGTCGGTCATGGAAACAAAGGTCTTTAGCCCTGCTGCCCTGATCGATGCCAAGGCCGATCTTGTCGCGTTGTACGGTGAAGAGGACGGCGAAGCACTCTACGAACAAGAGTACTTCTGCTCATTCGAGGCCGCGGTCGTTGGTTCGTACTATGGGCGTATCCTAGCCAGGCTCGAGCGTGACAAGCGGATTACGAGCGTTCCCTACGATCCGAGCTTGCCAGTTTATACGGGTTGGGATCTGGGCATCGACGACGCTACGGCGGTTTGGTTCGCGCAGATCGCGGGCCGTGAGGTCAGGATCATCGACTACGCAGAGTTCCGTGGCCGTGGCCTTGTCGAGATCGCTAAAGATATCGTCGCCAAGCCCTACCTCTATCAGGAGCATTACCTCCCGCACGACGTCGGGACCCGGGAGATGACTAGCGCGAAGACCCGCAAGGAGACGCTTGAATCTGTGGGACTGAAGCCAATCCGTGCTGGATCTCAGCTTCCCGTTCAAGATGGCATCAACGCCGTTAGAAACATGCTTCCTAAGTGCGTATTTGACGAGGCCAAGTGCGCCATCGGCCTCAACGCTCTTCGGGAATATCGGATTGAGTTTGACGCCAAGAACAAGACGCCACGCAAGACGCCGCTGCACAATTGGGCGTCGCACCCGGCCGATGCGTTTCGCGAGCTCGCTGTGCAGCTATGGGACTACAAGCAAACCGAAGCGCTTCTTCGCAACCGCGTTGCTCACGCTGAATACGATATCTACGCAGTCGGAACCGACAACTTCGGCCGTGACGTAGAGCGTCGCGAACAACTGCAACACACAGCCGGAACCGATTACACCCCGTTCTGATGGCAATTGTCCTACACGACTTGAACCTCTTCGCCGTCGAGTACCTGGCTCTCAACATGCGAGAGAGCGACAAGTCAGAAGTGCTTGGCATCTGGCCGCATGATGACCCGCTCCGGTTTGCGTCTGAAGCAACCCATATCCTGCGCAACCACGGCCGGTCGCAGATTGCGTACATCGACGGCAAGCCCGCGGCTCTGTTCGGGTTTAGCTGCCACATGAAGCCGAAGGTCTACAGCGTGTGGATGTTCGGCACGGACGAGTTCACCAAAGCCATCTTCCCGCTGATGCGTTGGTGCCGCAATGCCGCGAATGACATTCTCTCAATTGAGAAGGCCCACCGTCTGCAAGCTGAATCCCGCGCCGATCATCACGAGGCGCACAAGCTCATCAAAGCAATGGGTGGGATTGAGGAGTGCCGCCTCGAGAAGTGGGGCAAGGACGGCTCTGATTACCTGATGTTCAAGTGGATCAATGGCGTCAACGACGCGATCCTTAGACCGCATTACGTGCAACAGAAGGAGAATGCCTGATGTGTGGATCTTCTGGTGGTGGAACCTCTGCCCCTCCGTCACCGCCCCCGACGACGTTCAGCTACACGGCGGCTGATAACTCGAACGCACAGCGCCGTCAGGCCCAGATGGTCGGCGCAACCGAAGGCCCGGCACCCGGAACCGTGCTTGGCAATAGCGGTGGCGGCACTGGCCAGGTTGGCCCCGGCCCTGAGAACAACGGCAAGGGAGGCCCCTACTGATGTGCGGCGGCTCTTCCCCTCCCGAGCCAAAGGCTCCTCCGGCCCCCGTTGCGCAGCGTGACACCAACATCGAGGGCACGATGAACCGCCAGAAGGCGGCGCAGCGCTCGGCTCAGTCTGGCTATGAATCCACACTGCTTGCGGGCGCTGGTGGCGTGACGTCGCCTGCAACAACGCAAGCCCCCGTGTTGGGAACCTGACCTAGATGGCCACGCAGGCGCAGGAAGACCACGTCCACCAACTCAAGTCCCGTTACGACGGCCTCAAAAGCCAGACAGAGCGGACCAACTTTGAGTCACAGTGGCAACAGATTGGTGAGGTGGTCTCTCCCCGCAAAATCGACTTCGTTGGGGTCCGCACCCCCGGCGAAAAGCGCATGAACCAGGTCTATGATCCGACCGGTATCACAGCCAACGAATTGCTCGCGGCTGGCCTGCATGGCATGGCGACCAATCCGGCAATGAAGTGGTTCAGCCTGCGTCTCGTGGCCGCGAAGATCTTCAATCAAGACGGCAGCACCACGGATATAAACCAAATCCCGCCTATTCAGCGCTGGCTTGCCCACGTCGAAGAGGTGATGTGGCAGCGCGTGTACCAGCCGGGAACGAACTTCACCACGGCGCTACACGAAACCTACCTTGATCTCGGCGCGTTCGGCACGGCCATTATGTTCGTTGGCCAGCGCGATGATGGCGGGCTCCTGTTCGAAAGCCGCCCGCTCTCTGAGTGCGTGATCGATGAGAACGTAGACGGCAAGGTCGATACGGTATTCCGCAAGACGACCTACACCGTCCGCCAGTTGATACAGATGGAGCGGCAAGAGGGCTGGAAGGTCAGCGACAAGGTCCGCGACCTCTTCCGTGATCAAAAGTATGACGAGACGGTTGTGGTGATCCATGCGGTTTACCCGCGATCCGACCGAGATCCGAAGAAGAAGAACCGCGAGAACATGCCGTTTGCGTCGTGCTACTTCGAGCATGACACCGGCCATCTGTTGAGCGAAAGCGGATTCCCTGAGTTCCCGTATCTGGTGGCCCGTTGGTCGAAGTATGCAGGCGAGAAGTACGGCCGCGGCCCTGGCATGACGGCCTTGCCTGACATCCGCATGCTGCAGGCGATGAGCCTGACCTACATCAAGACCGTTCAGAAGAACGCAGACCCGCCGATTGCACTCTCATCCGATGGCTTGCTTGGTCAGGTTCGCACCATTCCAGGCGGCGTGACGTATTTCCGGGGCAACCCCTCTGAGGGGATGATGCAGTTCCCGACGTCGGTCCAGGGGCTCGGTCACATGGCTGAGTTCATGGAGCAGGTCAGAAACCGCATCCGCAATTGCTTTTTTGTGGACGTGCTGCAGATGGTCGGTGATGCGGAGATGACCGCAACCGAAGTCATGCAACGCACGGCCGAACGCATGCGGCTGTTAGGCCCGCTGGTTGGTCGCCTTGAAAGCGAACTGCTCGGCCCGATGGTCGATCGCATCTTCGGCATTCTGATGCGGATGAAGTTGCTCCCCGAGCCGCCGAAAGAGATTCAGGGCCAAGAGTTCACCGTCGAATACGTGAGCCCCGTTGCCACGGCGCAGAAGCAACAGGCCATTAACGGCATTATGCAGGCGATGCAGGTTATCTCGTCTTTCGGGCCGGAAGTCGCGGTCCAGATCGCAGGCAAAAACCTCGACGTGGACAAGTTGTTCCGTTGGTCGTGGGATCTCTTCAACAACAACCCGGAACTGCTTCGTGACGAAGAGGCGATGGCCAAGGACGATCAGATGCTCAAGGCCAAGCAGGCGCTCGAGATGGGCCAGCCTGCAATGGATATGGCCGCTCAGGGTGCCGGCGCAGTGAAGAGCATCAGCGATGCGGCAGCAGGTGGCCAGGCGGCAGGCTTCGACGTCAAGGCCCTGCTTGGTCAGGTCGTCAAGAACGTCCAGCAATCGCCCAAGGCTCAGCAAGAGTTGGCTGACATGGGCAAGAACGTGATGCAGCAAGCCGGGGTGCCAGCACAGTGACACGCAAGAAGTCGCCCGAACTCAGGGCTTCAGGCATCTGGAAAGGCTTCTATCAAACACCGGAAGGCAAGGCTGCCATTGGCCTGCTCTTCAAGGACTTCGGTTTCTTCGATACGCCGATGGGCGACAACAATGCCCTCATCCGCTCCATCGGCCAACGTGATGTGCTCGTGCGTATTTCAAACCTCATCGGCTTTAAGCCAGAGCATGTGCCGCAAGACGCTGAGGACCACGAAGATCTACTCACCAAAATGATGAGGCAATCACCGCATGTCTGATGCAGCACCAGCGCCGTCTGGATCGTCAATCCTTACGTCAGGGATACCGCCTCCGAGCGCCCCGGCGAATGGGAACGGCGGCAATCCCGCGGCAGGGCAACCGTCCGCAACAGCCGAAGCCATTAAAGCAGCCGCGCGCCCTGAATGGGTGCCTGAAAAATACTGGAAGGCCGACAAGAACGAGCCTGACTATGAAGGGCTCGGCAAAGGCTACATCAATCTCGAGCAGCTTCTAGGCCGCGACAAAATCCCGAAGCCTCTGAACGATGAAGATCAAGAGGGCTGGGATCGCTGGTATGCCGCAAGCGGCCGGCCTGAAAAGCCGGATGCCTACGAGTTCAAGCGCCCCGACAAGCTCCCCGATGGGCTCGGCTATGACGAAGAGCTTGAGCAGGATTTCCGTGCGACGGCCTACGGTATGGGCTTGAACAAGAAGCAGGCCACGGGGCTCTACGAGAAATTCGTGACCAATCAGGTCAAACGCTATGAGGCGTTTGACACGAGCAAGAAGCAGGCACGCGCCGAAGCTGAAGCCAACCTGCAGCGCGAGTATGGCCATAAGTACGATTCGGCTATCTCTCAGGCCAAGGTCGCGATGGCGAACTATGCTGATCCTGAGTTCCGTCAGTATCTCGAGCAGACCGGCATGGGCAATGACCCACGCATGATACGCATGATGATCCGCATCGGCCAGGAAATGCAGGGCGACACGCGCGCCATCGGCAAGCCGCAGGTGCAGGTCAACTCCGGCGATATCGAGCGCACGATCCGCGAATTTGAAAGCAAGAACCGCAGCGCGCTCTACGACAAGAGCCACCCTGACCACGCAGCCTTGGTCAAGGAGCGCAACCGGCTTTACGAAACCAAGTTCGGTGACGAATGACCGAACACGACATCAGATTAGAGTGCGTTCGCCTGACACAGCCACGCGATCTCGGAAACCCCGATATCACGAAGTGGATCGAACGCGCCAAGCTTATTGAAGACTACGTCAAGGGTGACGGATACGCGCAAGCCCCGTCAGAAAGCCCACGCCGTCAGTCTCGCAAGACCGGACAAGCCGAAGTAACGACGGCCCCGGCACAGCAGTAAGCCTCCCCTGCGTACTCGCCAGACGAACGGCCCGCCGCTGAGCGGACACCCGGAATCGGATCGGCATCTCACCCTAAAATCCGAAACCAGCCACAGGAGTTGATTGGCCATGTCCATCAACATCACTACGGCGTTCGTTCAGCAGTACAAATCGAACGTCTATCACCTGACCCAGCAGAAGGGTTCGAAGCTCCGCACTGGCGTCCGCGTCGAAAGCGTCACCGGCAAAACGGGCTTCTACGATCAGATCGGTGCAACGAGCGCTCGCAAGCGTAGCTCTCGCCATGCCGATACGCCTCGCATGGATACCCCGCACAGCAGGCGGCGTGTAGCCCTCGAAGACTACGATTGGGCGGACCTCATCGATAACGAGGACCAAATCCGCATGCTCATCGATCCGACCTCGCAGTATGCCGAGGCCGCAGCGATGGCTATGGGCCGTGCGATGGATGACGCGATTATCGCGGCAGCACTCGCAACCGCATACACGGGTGAAGACGGCTCTTCAACGACGTCGTATTCGTCCAGCATGACGGTTGGTGTTCAGACGGTTTGGCCCGGCGTGTCCGCGGCTGATACCGGCATGAACGTCGCCAAGCTCATCGCTGCGTCGTCTCTGCTTGGCCAGAACGATGTTGACCCGGACGAAGAGCGTTACGTTGCGGTCAATGCTCGTCAGATTACCTCGCTCCTCAAGGACGAGAAGCTTTCGAGCCATGACTACAACATCCTGCGCCCGCTCGTGGACGGCAAGGTCAGCCAGTACATGGGCTTCACCTTCCTTCCAACGAACCGCATCACCACCGATGGCAACGGTGACGATGAAGTTCTCTATTGGGCCAAGGGTGGTTTGCTGCTCGGTGTTGGCCAGGACATCCAGACCAAGATCGGTGAACGAGCCGACAAGAACTACGCCACGCAGGTCTTCACGTCGATGAGCATCGGCGCGACCCGCATGGAAGAGGTTCGCGTGGGCAAGATCCTCTGCGATCCGGGTGCAAGCCCGACGACCGACGCTTAACGGTTAGCTGAAGGATCAACCACAATGGCTACGAACTACTCTGCCGTCGCGACCAATCACAAATCGGTCACGAACACCAAGAACCCGACGACCGCGACGGAAGGGACGCTCAAGTCCTCGTCTGTCACGATCTCGATTGCCGCCGCGGACTCGGATGGCGATATCTACCACATGCTGCCTGTGTTCAGCTCGTGGTCGATCAAGCACATCTGGGTCTACAACGATGCGATCACGTCGGGCACCAGCTATGACATCGGCCTCTACACGACGGCGGCAACGCCTGCGGTGGTGGACGTCGATGCCTACGCATCCGCCGTTGATATGTCATCGGCCCGCACATCGGCCCCGATTGATGCCGCCTTCGAAGCTCGCAACATCACCGCGATTGCTCAGAAGGTCCATCAGGACGGCGCTGTGACGACGGACCCGAGCGCTTGGTATTGGCTCTCGCTGACGGCCAACACGGTCGGCTCGGCGCAGGGCGATATCACGATCGTTGTCGAATACGTCGAATAACGAAAACGGCGGGGGGCTTCGGTCCCCCGCTCCGCTTTTGGGGGGGGCATGGTTACGGAAACCGACATCGCCAACATGGCCCTGTCTCGCATGGGGCATAACCGGCTGATGACGTCGTTCGATGACGACGCGACCACCGAAGGAAATCTTGTCCGTCTGCACTACCCGCGGCTGCGTGACTCAATCCTGCGCTCGCATCCCTGGAATTTCGCAATCAAGCGGGCTGTTCTTGCCCCTGAAGGATCAGCGCCGGCATACGAGTACACCTACAAGTCTCCTCTCCCGAATGACTGCCTCAAGGTGCTGCGCACCCGCGTCGAGTCAGAGAACATCGAGGACGACTACCGCGTTGAGGGCCGCTACGTGCTCTCGAACTCCAATGCAACGTCTATCGAATACGTCTCCCGTGTCACTGACCCTGCGCAGTTCGACACGATGTTCGTTGACATGCTGGCGTGGGCACTGGCCGCCGAATGCGCCATGCCGCTGATCAATGACGCTCGCGTGGCGCAGAACGCCGCTTCCATGTTCCAAAGCTTGCAGCGTGACGCTCGCTCTGTGGACGCGCAGGAAGGCAAGCCGCGGCCGATCATCGATGCCTACGACTGGATCATAGCTAGGTACTGATGTCCCAGGTCCGCGCCTTACTCTCGAATTTTTCCGGTGGTGAACTCTCCCCACGTGTCCAAGGGCGCGTGGACATCAAACGCTATGCGTCCGGCTGCCGTGAACTCACCAACGCACTCGTTGTGCCGCATGGTGGCGCAAAGAAGCGGCCGGGAACCAAGTTCATCGTGCGGCAGAAGAGCAATTCCGACACGGTGCAGTTGGTCTATTTCCAGTATTCGACTGAGCAAGCTTATGTGCTGGTGTTCGGGCCGAGCTACGTCTGGTTTCTAAAGGACCAGGCTGTTATCACGGGCTCATCCAAGACCATCACTGGCATCACCAAGGGAAGCCCGGCCGTCGTCACAGCGGCAAGCCACGGCTTCTCGAACGGCGATGTGGTGCTGCTTCAGAGCATCGGCGGCATGACGGAACTCAATAACCGTCATTATGTGGTTGCGAGCGTCACCACCAACACCTTCGCGCTAACCGGCGTGAACTCGCTTGGGTATACGACCTACACCAGCGGCGGCACGGCGGCGAAGATTGTCTCGCTTCCCACGACCTACGCGGCTGATGAGGTGGCCGATCTGCAGTTTAGCCAGATCAACGACGTGCTTTACATCGCGCACAAGAACCACCCGCTACGCAAGATCTCGCGCCTCTCGCATACGTCGTGGACGCTGACGGAGCCCGATATCACCACGGGGCCTTTTCGGACCATCAACGGCAATCGCCAGACGCGCATGCAACCGGTGTTCGATAACTACACGATCAGTGGCGCGACAAATGCGACCGAATGCGTACTCACCATCGGGACGCACTCCATCACGGTCGGCCAGTTTGTCGGCGTTGACAACGTCGTAGGCATGACAGGTGGCGGCGGGCTTGGTGGCGGCACCACAGCATCAGCCATCAACGGAACCACGTGGTACGTTTCGGCGGTTAGCTCCACCACCATTACGATCAACTGCGATAGCTCCGGCATGAGCAGCTATACGAGCGGCGGAACGGTAACGGTCGTCTCGTCGCAGTATGGCACGTACATCGTAGGCGATCAGTTCAACCTCACCTGCACCGCGAACGTGTTCAATTCGGGCCATGTCGGCGCACTGTTCCGGCTCAACGAAGAAGGCGGCTCTACTGGTATCGTGAGTGCTCCGGTCGGCAATGATCAGGTCTCGCTCTACGGCGGCCAGGTCTACACCTACGAGGGCAACGTCTACGGTGTTGGCGCAATCTATGACTACACGGGCCAGGGCGGATCGGTCGGAACACCAACTGGTGGCAAGACCTGGGAAACCATCGGCCGCGTTCCCGCTCATACGGATGGCACAGTGCGGGTCTACGGCTCCAAGCCGTCGTCTGGCGTGGCCGCGGCGTTTGACAGTGACTTTCTGCACCCCGGCTACTGCATCGTCAGGGTGATTGAGTACGTCGCGGCTGATGAAGTGCGGGTTGAGCTTGTGCGCTATCAGTTGCCATCGTCGATCGCCGCAACCGGAACCTCATTCTGGGAAGAGGGCGCATGGTCGCTCTATCGGGGCTATCCCGGCGCTATCACGTTCTTTGAATCGCGTTTGTGGCTGGCGGGCTCTGCCTCTGACCCAACGATGATGTGGGCTTCAAACTCAGCAGCATTCGAGAGCTTCGAGGACGGGGCCAATGATGACGACGCACTCGTCTATCGTCTGGCATCGGGTGCGGGTGACGTCATCAGGTGGATGTCAGGCGGGCGCATTCTCACGGCCGGCACGTCTGGTGGTGAGTATGCGGTTGCGGCGAGCAATCAGAACGAAGCGCTGACGCCATCCAACATCCAGGCCAAGATCCAAACCACGTTCGGAACCAGCACAGCACAGCCGGTTCGCATCAATCAGGCAGTGCTCTATCCGCAACGCTCGGGTGACGTGACCAATGCAGCCCGCAAACTGCGAGAGTTTGCCTACTCATTCCAGGCCGACGCCTATACGAGCCAGGATCTAACAATCTTCTCAGAGCACATCACCGGCTCTGGCTACGATCAGATCTGCTACGTGACGGACCCAGATAGCACGATCTATCTACGCCGCATCGATGGCAAGCTATGCGCCTGCACCTACGAGCGTGAGCAAGAGGTCATTGCCTGGCATCGCCACGTGCTCGGCGGTACGAATGCCGTGTGCGAAAGCATCGTGTCCATCCCCGGATCTGATGGCGATGAGATCTATCTATCTGTTGCGCGAACCATTGGTGGGACGACTGTCAAGAGTCTTGAGGTGTTCGCGCCTGATTTCCGGGCGGATACAGCAAAGGAAGACGGGATCTTCCTTGATAGTGCCGCGGTCTATTCCGGTTCGTCCACGACCACCATCAGCGGCTTGAACCATCTCGAGGGCCAGACTGTTGACGTGCTCAACAACGGCAATGTGGAGCGCGGCAAGACGGTGACGGGTGGACGCATCACGCTCGATATCGCGACGACCAAGGCCGTGATTGGCCTACGCTACAGCACCGTCATTGAAACGACTGACATCGAGGCTGGGGCTCGCGCCGGCACCGGGCAATCGCGTCCGAAGAAGATTTCGCAAGTGTGGATCAGGCTACTCAACTCGTTGGGTGGCGTGGTTCGGACGGGTGGCGCAGAGGCGCGTGATCTTGATCAGCGCGATATTCTCTACCGCCGTACAGCCGATGTGATGGACTCATCACCACCGCTATTTACTGGCCTCGTTCCGATCACTTTGAATGGCGGTTGGCAGCGCGATGCTGTAGTAAGACTTGAACATGATGACCCTCTCCCGTTCTTCGTTTTGGGTATCGTAGCTGAACTCGACACGAATGGGTGATGCCTGATGTGCGGGGCTGCACTAGGACTCGTTGGCGCTGGTGTGTCGGCTATCGGCCAGATGGCCGCGGCCGATGGTCAAGCCAAGGCGGCCGAGTACAATGCAAAAGTGGAGAAGATCAACGCTCGGACGGAGCGCCAGAAAGGCGTTGTTGATCAGGAGCGGATCGAGACCAAGTATCAAAAGATCGAAGGCACTGGCATTGCGAACGCGGCCAAGAGCGGAATTGATCCGCTGACTGGTAGCGCGGCGATGGTGATCTTCGGTGAGGGCAGCGCCAATCGGGCGGCTGACACCTCAATGGCCTACGTGAACGCCGAAGGCAAAGCCACGGCGCACGACAACAAGGCCAAGGACTATGAGATGCAAGCGCAGAACGCTCGTGAAGCGGGCATGTTTTCTGCTGCTGGTTCCTTCCTCAATGGCGTGGCTGGCGCAGCAAAGAGCGGCGGCCCCCTCATGATCAACGGGTGACGCACATTGGCCCGCATACCTCGCACTGACGCTGAAGTAGGCTTTGCCGCCCCGATGATGCCAACCATCTCGGGGGAGAGTTACGCTGCGCCTGGCAAGGCGCTAGCGTCGCTCGGCAATGCGATAGGCAATCTAGGTGATGCGTTTGCAGGCCAGTTGAACAAGGAAGAATCCTTCCGCGATCAGTTGGCTATCAATAAATTCGACGGCGAGGAGACAATCAGGTCAATTGAGGCCAAGGCAAATTTCAACGAGCAAGACCCGAACGATTGGGCGATCAAGCAGCACGCAGCGCGCACTCAGCGTTTCAATCAGGTCTATGCCTCACTGCGCACGGACGAAGGCCGCAAGCGGGCACAAACGTACCAGACCACTCGCTTCAATAACTACTACGAGCACGACTTCTCGCATGAGATGAACAAGCGTCAGGAGATCATCTTCAAAGGCACGGAAGATGCTGTCGTTGGCGAGTATGCAAGGATCGACTTCAACGCTGATCCTGAGACTATCGTCGAGTCGGTAAAGGCGGCGCAGAAACAGGCATCCGGCATTATCGGCGCGGCCACGCTTCAAAAGAAAGACCAGCTTTACGAGAAATCTAAGGATCACTTCGTCAACTCACTGAAGCGTGCCTTCACGGATGAAACCGGGCACGTAAAGCCTGAGTTCTACGAAATGGCCCCGAAGCTCCTTCAAGAGCTTGGTGGGGCACCGCAGCCGCAACAAGGCCGTGTTGGTCCGCAGTCAAGCGTGTCGCCGTCGTCTGGCGGCACAGTAGACTTCAGTGAAGGCGGCAAGCTTCGCTATAACACGTCAGTTCCGGCCAGCATTCGGCACAACAATCCAGGCGCAACATATCCCGCGAACTGGATGAAAGAATACGGGATGAACGGCGTCGATATCATCGGCGGCGGGCATAAAATCGCGAACTTTCCCGATGCCGTGAGCGGTGCCGCCGCCAATATCGACCTGATGCACCGGGGCTATGCGGGGATGCCGCTATCAGCCGCCATCCGCAAATGGTCGGGCGGCAACTCACCAGAAGCCTACACGGCGGCCGTATCGAAGGCGCTCGGCATCTCGCCAAACACGGTGCTCACCAAGGAGATCATCGCATCTGACGGCTGGAAGATACTGAAGGCTCAATCGCAGTTTGAGTCAGGCGGAAAGCAATTCGCGCTATCAGACGACCAGTGGCAATCTGCACAGGGTATGTTCCGCGAGAAGCGCGGCCTTGGTGGCCCTGTTTCTGCGGTTGCCTCTGTTGCCAAGCCCGACAAGCACAGCGGCATCCTGACCAGCCTGGATGACAGCCCGACACCGCAGGAGATCAGATCATCCGGCGCGTCCGTGCTTGACATGGATCTGAGCAAGCCCGGTGCGAAACTTGCTATTCGTGAAGCCAAGCAGAAGGGAATGAAAGTCGCGGCCTATCATGAAGGCGCAGGCGGTGGGGCATCGTGGGGTGAAGGCTCGCGCGATCTTACGCAATCATCCGAACTAACGAAGCTACAAGACGAAGCCAAGGCGCTCGCGAAGTCGGGGGCTGATTACCTTCACGTCGATAATCTGCATGATCTCAAGCCGGACCAGCTTGCCAAGGTGGCACAGGCTGTGAAGGACGCCGGTCTCACCATGATCGGCAAGAACAACCCGCAAAGTTGGCTCGAGGTCATCCAGAAGAACCCAGACTTGAAACCTCCATACGTCGTGATCGAACACGGCATGAAGGACAAGGCGACGATCGAGGCGGCGCGGAAGCTATCTGAAGCTGGTGTGCCCGTGCATTTCGTCGAGTTCGGTGATCCCGGCATTGACAAGTCCACAGGCCAGCCGCGGCGTGATCCGGTGGCGACGCCTGATGAAGCCAAGGCGTTTGCTGATGCAAACCCGTGGGCCGCCGGCGTCACGCATATGAAGTCACAGGACAGCTACAACGGGCGCGAGAGTGCAGGGGCTAAAACCTTCAGGGCTGAGAACACGATACCAGGCGCTCCGGTTCGCGTGGCTGATGCATCAGGCCGCACGGTTCCTGGCAACGTAGACCCGACACAGCTTCGCATTCGTGAGTATCTGATCAACCATCAGGACGAGTTCGCCAAGGCCAAGGCCGTTGCTGAAATGCGGGTGGTTGGGGATGCGAGTGCATCGATTGACCAGATCATCAAGCATGCCGAAGCCGGTGGCGACGTCGGCAACAAGATGGTCGATGACATCACCGACAAGCTGTTCAAGATCAACCCTGCACTGGCGGCGAAGTACGGGCTTGAAGAAAAGTTGACCGCGGCGCTCGAGTTTGTTGATGAGGCCAACCAGTACAAGCTCTTAAACCTGCAACAGCAGGAAACCGTATTGAGCCAGCGGCGCAAGGCGCTTGCGGCCAATCTCGACAAGCTTCCAATGCCGGTGGTCGAAGCCGAGACACAGGCGCTCAAGCGCTTCGAAGCCCTGCACAACAACGCTAAGGAGGGGATGAAAAAAGACCTCCTGACGTGGGCTGAAAAGGTCGGGGTGCAGGAAGTGCCCGAAACCAATTGGGGCGATCCCGCTTCTATCCTGCAGCGTGTGAACGATGCCAAGGCGATTGCAGAGCACTTTGGCACGGATGCGCAGTTCTTCAAGGAGGGCGACAAGAAGCTCCTCACCGACAGGCTCAAGGCTGGCGGGCCTGAGATGCTGGCGGGGCTCAAGGTTCTCTATCAAGGCTTCGGTCCTTCGGGGAACATGGAAAAGGCGATGGCGCAGCTAGGAAAGCTCGCGCCTGAAACAGCAATGGCGGGCTGGATGATGACGGCCGGTCACAGCCAAGGCACGATAGACGATCTCGCCGCGGGCATTCAGCGCCAGCGCATGCGCGAGATGGGCGACAAGAAGATTGCAGACATCAGGCACACCGATAGCCGCAAGGTTTTCATTGATACCTACGGCCAAGCCTTCTCCCGCATGCCGGGAACGGAAGGCGCGATCATTGAATCAGCGAACGCGATCTATGAAGCGCGAGCCGCGCGCAAAGGTTGGACCGACCCGCAACCGGCCGAATACAAGAAGATCCTTTCAGAGGTCGTTGGCCAGACGGTGGACGAGAAGGGCGCTACATACGGCGGCATTCAGACCGTAGGCGGCATGTTCGACAAGTCGATAACGGATTCAGGCATTGGCCATTCGAACTCCATCGTTCTGCCGATGAACGTCAAAAATACGTGGTCGATCGGCTCGCCATTCGGATCAAGCGGCGGCAACTCCTACAAGCAGTTGGTAGACGCGATACGCATTGACGATCTGGTGCGTCAGGATCGGTCGAGCAGTGGCCCCGCAACAGGTGACGGCAAGCCGCTTGGCGTCGATAGCGTGCGCCGCGCGACACCGGTTACGGTTGGTCCGGGGCAATACTGGCTGGCGACGGGCGATCCGAACAGCGAAGATCCGAAGTTCATCAAGCAGGGCACGACTGGCAATAACTACGTGCTGGATCTCGGAGCCTTGGAGCCAGCACTAAAGACCCGCCGCCCCGATCTCTACAAAGGCTATCAGTCTAAATCCGACGTCTGGACCCCAGGCGTTCCGGCCCCAGCACCGCAGAAGTTCCAAGGTGACTTCCAGCACGGATCGGACGTGCTCGAAAAGGTCGATCAAGTCGCGCCGCAGAACTACCAGCCGGGGCCAACGGAGAGCACCAACGTCATTGATGAGCGGCCATCAACGACCTACTCGCAGGGCCGCAATGGTCAGGCACGCCAGCCCAATCAGATCCCGATGCCTAGCGCTGCCCAGACGCCGGATCAACTGAAGGGCTTGCTGCCGAACTGAGCCGGCGACGGCGTGCTGCGCGATAATGCGGGATAAGTCCACCGACGAAGTAAGCGGCGAAGCACGACGCAGTTAGAATCGCGATCTCAGCGGCGACATCCGCGGGGCCATAGCCAAGCCAAGACCAGCGCGTTGCGTGCATTACACTCATTACCGCGACTGCGGTCGGTACGAGTGGCCAACGCCATTGAGCGTAACCTGCGTAGAAGCAGAACAGAACGGCCAGCATGATCTTCGACTCCCCGGAAGCCAATCAGCGCATTTCCGATACCGCAGCGGAAGCCCCGCCCGCGACATTCATGGAACGGTTTCAGGCGGCCGACAAGCAGGGCCAGCTTCGCGGCACCGTGTTAAGCCCCGGCTTTGCGGTATCTGAGGATTACGATCGGCGTATCAAAGACATCAAAGACGCAGGGCTTGGCGACCTATCGGAACTCAATCCGATGTGGAACAGCAAGCCGACGCAGCGCGCACCGCATGTCTATTCCGAAGGTCATTCCATCTACGACATGGAGCCTTCGAAGGCGGTGGAAGACCCGCACGAGGCATTCCAGAAGAAGCTTGAAGAACTAGCGCAGAAGTACCCCGACAAAGCGCACATCATCAAAGCCGACAAGCCGATTACGGGCTCTGAGTCCTACCAAGCCGCGAAGAAAGCCGCCGAAAACGCCGCCTCTATCTACGGTGGCCCACCGCTGACGGGGCCGATTGCCGACTTCGCTGGCGGCATGTGGTCGATGCGCAAAGACCCGTTTCAGATTGGTACGCTGGTCATAGGGCCGATGAGCCCGGTGCGTCAGGGTGCGAAAGCCGTCTTGACGATGGGCCTCAAGCAGGCTGCCGCCAATGCCAGTGTCGAAGCGGCAATGCAACCATTCGTTCAGTCCTGGCGAAAGTCCATGAATGACTCTTACGGCTGGTGGGATGCCGCCGAGGAGATCGGCATGGCTGGTGCGTTCGGCCTTGGTGCTGATGCAGGCGTGCGTATGCTTTACCGCGGCGTGCAAGCCCGCATGGGCCGCAAAGCCATTCTCGATGAGCAGGGCCGCGTTACTGGCTATGAGAGCGCTGTCAATGCCGCAGAGCGTGAGGCACTAACCGCGCGCAACCTCGAGATCCAAAAGAACCTCGAAGCCCTCCCCAAAGACACGTTCGATAAGATCGCACAGGGCGACGAAGAGGCGACCATAGCGTTAGCCAAGGCGCTGAAAGCCGATGAAGACCCGTCCGTTGCCGGCGCTATCAACGCTCTGCGCAACACCGACCGCGTCACCCTCGACGGCATCGATGACGGCTGGCGGGAACGCTCGCTCTTGCAGCAACTCCGCTCGTTGGAAGATCCATCAGAGCCCGCGCCTGCGCACTTTGACTCAGCGGCCAAGGCGGAGCGCCCGCGCCTGGCAGATGATGCAGAGCTTCCCCGTGGCACGGAAGGCAACCAGCACTATCGGATGCTGGAATTGGACAACAAGCCGGTGCGGTTTGAAGCCATCGATGCGAACCGGATCACGACGGACCCGGCCACGTTTCAGTTCAAGGGCGGGCGGGATGCAGCCGGGGCCAGCAATGCGCTCAGGGCCGTTGATTTCAATGGCGAGTACAAAGGCAAGGTCATCGTCTACGAGCGTGAGGATGGCAGTCTCGTAGTCGCAGACGGGCATGACCGGGTAAGCCTAGCGAACCGTGCACCCGAGCCGCAGAAACTTGATGCGCTGGTGTTTCGTGAAGTGGACGGCTGGACCGCCGATCAGGTCCGCGCCGAAGCCGCCCGCAAGAACATTCAAGAAGGCACGGGCTCACTCATGGATGTGGCGGGCGCAATCCGTCGTCATCCTGAGATCGTTGACGATAGCATGGCCGTGAGCACTGACTTCATGGCTGATGCCAGGTCGATAGCACGCCTATCTGATGACGCCTTTGACGCTGTAGCTGGGGGACAGGTCAACCCCAAGCATGGGGTGATGGTGTCTGATTTGGTTCCTGACCAAGCCCGCCACATGGAAGTGCTGCGAGAACTCGACCGCCGCAATCCACCAACCGAGGCCGCAGCCCGCCGTGAGATCGGCAACATGCTGCGCGAGCCTGCCAACATGGAGACGCTAACGCGGGTGATGGGTATCCCTCTCGCAGAGCCGCATGTGATTGAGGCACGCAATGACGTGCTGGCCGGTGTTCTCACCACCATGCGCAGCGATGTTGAGACACAAGCGGTTGCCGCCGTCATCCGACGCCTTGCTGAAAAGCCAGGCCTTGTCTCAGACACCCTCGCACAAGCAGGACGAGCCGTTGCAGAAGGTCAGCCCATAGAACGCGCCATTGATGCAACGCTGAGACGGTTTGAAGATGTTATCGGTAAAGCAGGGGTGAAGGGCCTAGCGGATCAGCCGGTGAGGCTGTCACCAACTGACGATCGGCCACGGTTTCTTGCTGCATTGGCTGGCTCTGACGCGGCTGTAGGCCGCTCGATGCGTGCTGATCTGGATAAGCTTGGCTACTACTCCAAGGCACTTGAAGCAGCGAAGTCTCTCAAGCAGTCCAAGGGCACACCGGAACAAATGTGGCGTCAGATCGCAGACGCTCCTGGCGTGCGTGACAACGAGATTATTGCAACCAACTTGCACAAGATGCTGCTTGGCAACGATGGGGCCAGTGCGTTTGAACGCTTTGTCACTCTGCGCTCTGCCGTCGATGAGCGGCGGCAAGAGATCAGCAAGGGAATGGATAAGCTGGTTCGTGCAGAGGGCGAGAGCAACGCTAATTGGAGCGCACGACAAGCGGCTAGGAAGGCCGAAATTGACAAACAGATAGGCCAGCCAGTTACGGATTTGGCGGAAACTGAAGCAGCCGTATCGGCGGCAGCGCGCTCTAACAAGACCTCCATCACCCGTGACGAGATCGTCAAGCATTTGACGGATAATAGGGTGGGGGTGAATGAGAAGCAGTATGGGTACAAGCAAGACGGATGGATCGTTGATCCTTTGCAGTGGGGTTCGCAAGGAGAAACAAAGCGGTTCGCCAGCCAAGCGGAAGCTGAAGCATACGCGCAATCAATCGGGCTGACGCGAGAACATGCGGAGCAGATGCACGTCAAGGGCAAATGGCAAAAATACTCCCTCGACCCCTCCAACCCAACCTATAGAGAGACAGTGCTGCATTTGCCGCCGTCCATGTCGTTTGAGGATTGGGCTGCACAGCAAGGCCGGCGCGTCACGCCGGAGACTGAGCGCATTTTGCGGTCGGCTTTCGACCTGCAACGCGATACGGGTGACTTCAAGTCAGGCCACTTTGTTGAGCCTAACATCATCGGCCACATGATGACCTCCCTCAACAAGCACGAGGGCAAGCCGGTCTTCACCTTGGATCAGATACAATCTGATTGGGGCCAGAAGCTACGCGATGGCGGCGTCAGGGATGAGGCGAAGATTGCGGGGCTGAAGGCGCGTCAAAAAGAAGCGCGAGACGCCGCCGACAGCATTCTATCCGAATACATGGACGGATTGAAGCCGGATGACCGCGCAAAGAACTATAGACCGGACGCAGAAGACAGATTGCGCCGATTGGCAAGAGAAGGCGACGCAAAAGCGGCTCAGTGGAAAGATCTTGATAGCAATGCAAATCTTCTTGCCGCCGAATATCGCACTGCCAACGCCTCATCCCCCGGCCACCCCCTAGTCAACACCACAGACCAGTGGACTAATACGACACTCCGCCGTGGTCTACGTCAGGCCGTAGAAGCAGATGCAGAGTTCATAGCAATACCGCATGGCGATACGGTGTTGAGCTATAACCCCGGCGATGAAGGAGGGATGCGCGGCTTCTACGGCTCCCGCTTTATGGAAGGGATTGTCCCGAAGAACCTGCGCAAGCTGCTTGAGAAGATCGACAAGGACGCAGCGAAGCCAAGCAAGGTCGAAGCGCTAGATACCCCGTCCGGCCCGCGCGGCTGGAAACAAGACGGCGAGGCAAGATTCGACAAATCCCAAACCGGCTTCACCCTCTTCCCCCTCACTGACAAGGTGAAGCGCTCCATCATGGAAGAAGGGCAACCGCTGTTCGCGCTGTCTGATCTCGCACAGCGTCATAGCGCCTGGCTCTTGGATGACGTTGGACCAAACGACCCGGCACCACGTTCCGTGCTTGCATTCCACGGCACCAATGCCGAAGCAGCGTTCGACAAGCTAGCGCTACCATCGAGCGAGTTCGGCGTTCACTTCGGGACGACGAAGCAGTCTGATTATGTCGCCAAGAAGTTTGGCAACTTGTCGCCGTCGTATGATCGCGCTCGCATCATGCCGTCAGTTCTGACGACACGCCGCGTTCTGACGATGGACGACCTAGTCGGGTGGTTTGCCGACGACATCGCCTTGGAGATTGGAGCGGCCAAGAGATACGATGCGGAGTTTCCAGGGCTTCGTAATGACGTCAAAGGCGTCACCACTAACGAGCAGCTTCGCGCTGTTTTCGCAAAGCATCAGATCGACGCTATCCGCTATCAGAACGCAGCGGAAGGTGATGGGTGGTCATATCTCGTTTGGGACGGTGCGGTTGCCAAAAGTGCGACAAGCGGTGCCGATATCATTGGTAAAAACATCACCCCCACCAAGATTGCCGAACTTGCCGAGAACCTGCGCCAAGCCCTCGATGAAGCAACAACCCCACCTCCCGGACGCCTAGACGACCCCATCAAGGACGCACCCAAACAAGTCGAAAGACTGAGGGAAGACCTGGCAGAGGATATCGCCGTTGCAATGGGCCGGCCGTCACCGGCTCAGCTTGCGGCACTGCGGTCAGCCGAACGCGCCAAGGCTGTGCTTGACCGTGCATCACAGATGAAGACGTTTGCGCCGGGGTTCTCGCTTCGAAACCTGTTCGACCCTCAGATGAAGACGCCCGGTAACATCGGCGCGGAACCGTTCGATATCGCGAACGTTGTGATCAAGTCGCGGTCCATCATCGAAATTCCGGTGAAGTCGATCAAGACGGTTCAAGACACAGTGTCGCTTGACGTCGTGAAGCGGATGATCGACAATCCGTCATCCGAAGTCCCAAGCGTTTTCAAGTTTGGCGGTGAGTACTTTATCAACGACGGCAACCACCGTATCACAGCGGCAAAAGCTCGTGGCCTCGACAACATCAAAGCTGAGGTTATTGAGATTGAAGATCGCAGCCCTGTTGCTGCTGGATCGGATAACGCTGCGGCGCAGCTTACACATACTGGCGGCGATCATCCGGGCAACGCGGCAGGAGCGCCGCTTAATGGCGCAGACCGCCTAGTCTCTCTCTACCAGCGCTACGTCACCCAGGGACGCGAAGCCCTCGATGCCGTCCTGCCCGGTACAGGCCGCATGATTGACGAGTTCGCACAGGCGAACCCGGAAGTCGTCGCACGGATTGCTGAAGCCTTGGGTGCCCCAACAGGCCGCCCGCAAGCCGCCCAGATGCTCGAGCAAGCACTACCGCAATTCACGAACCCGCGCATTATCGACATGTCAAAGCCGGTGCTTCTGACACCTGAAGCCAATGCGCGCATGCGTGAGATCAGACCGGCGATCGATGAAACCGTGAAGATGCTTCCGCCAGAGTACCGCATCCGTGTGGAAGACAGCTTGGTGTGGAATCCAGACGGCGGCGACAAGCGGCTCGATGGTCTTCACGATGGCTATTTGAAGCTGATCTACATCTCGATGGATTCTGGCGATCCCGTCCGCACAGCACGCCATGAAGTCGTTCACGCGCTGCGTCAATCCGGCCTGATGAAGGACGAAGAGTTCTCAGCACTCTACAAGTTCGCGGATCGCCTCGGCCTTCGCAAAGCCTATGAGATCGACACGCAATACAAGACTCTCTACACCGAAGCCTACAGCAACCGTGGTGCTGACTTCGTTGAGCAGCTTCTACGTGAAGAGACCGTCGCCAACATGTTCTCCGACTACAGCCTCAATGGTCGCAGGTTCGGAGACGTCGCAGGCGGCGGCATGGTTGACCGCCTGATTGATATGATCGTGACCTTCATGAAGCAGGTCCGCGAGATCATGGGCGGGTACGGGTTCCGCAACGTCTACGATGTGTTTGAGAGCATCGAGAGCGGGGCTATGGCACGGCGGGGGATGGGGGACGCACAGGAAGCGTCACGCCTTGCCATGTTCGCAGGCGAGGACGACAAGCCCCTCGCTCGTGATCTCGCAGACGTACAACGTGAGCGTGACGCCGCCGATCTGATCGGAGCCTGCCGCGCATGAAGCACCCATTCTTCACCTGCCTGCGCAATGCCCACGAGCAAGGCCAACTCACGCTCGAGGAAAAGCAGCGTTTCGAAAACAGGTTCAAGCAACTCCTAACCGAGTTCTCAAGCGCCAAAGATGCCAAAAGCATGATGGAGCAGGAGCTTGTTGCGGCCGGCATGGAAAAAGAACGCCGCGCACTCAAGGCAGAGGAATCCCGTAAAAACATCATCTCGTTCATCACCCGTTTTCGGAACCGCAACGGCCAGCAGGACATTGCCAAAGGCTGGCGCGTCTATAACCAGCAGATCGAGGACCGGCAGAAGGCCATCATCGGCCGCTGGCTGCGCGATCTCGATGGCTTCTTGGAGGAGTTCAAGAAGGGTGCCGTCACGGGCGACCTGCGCCGCAGCGGCGGACTGCTCGGCAATACCGAGACCGTGAAGAGCCTAGAGAACGTGGTCCGCGAGTTGTTCGGCGAGAACTCGAAAGACCCCAATGCCCGCGTCTTTGCCAAAGCCTGGGAGAAGGCGGCAGAGATGGCGCGGCAGGAGTTCAACGAACTAGGCGGCTCGATCGCAAAACTCGAAAAGTGGGGCATGCCGCAAACCCACCAACCCGATCTACTGTTCAAGTACGGACGGGAGAAGTGGGTTGACCGCATGATGCAGCCCGGCGTTCTCAACCGGGAGCGCATGGTTGACGGCCTGACTGGCAAGCCGCTCTCAGATGCAGAGCTAAAGGAATCTCTGACCGTCGTGTGGGGCCGGATCACGTCTGACGGCTTCATCGACATGGACCCATCGATGACCACGATGGGCAAAGGCGCACTCTACAAGCAACATCAAGATAGTCGCTTCATTCACTTCGCGAACGCGGATGAATGGATGAAGTACGCCAAGGAGTTTGGCAACCCCGACTTCTACGCCTCGATGATCTCGCATCTTGAAGTCATGTCGCGAGATGTGGCGGCGATGCAGTTCTTCGGCCCCAACCCGGAAGCCCTGCGCAACTACACGCGGCAGTTCGTGTCGAAATTCACGACGGAGGCCCGCACGCTCGATGCAATACGCGTTGAGCAGATGGCGGAAATCGCCAAGCTATCGGCCCAACGCCACGAACTCACCAAGGAGTTCACGGGCAATGCGGGCGAGGCCGCGTATCAGACCACGCAAGCGCTGCATGCCGAACTCTCAGCCAAGGTCGAAGAGATCGACAAGTTCCGGTCAAAAGCCGACTTGCGCAAGAGCCAGGCTGACCGCGACAAGATGCAATTGCTGCATGAGGATCTGGACCGCATCAACAAAGCGCTTCACGCCGCGCGTAACGATCCGTTCTATGGCTTGGGTCAGGCCCTACCGCTCGGCAAGATGATCGAACTGCAATCGATCAATCAGCGATACCTCACCCTTATCGATGAGGTTCGTCTTGATGCCGTTGGGGTGAGCAATGCGCTTCGGCAATCAAGCCGCCTCAATCTCAAGGAAGCGGATAACATCTGGGATGTGTACCGCGGCACAGCCAACGCCGTGCATGACTATCGCCTTGCCAATGCCGCAACGGCGATCCGAAACGTGCAAGCCGGTGCAAAGCTCGGTAGCGCGGCGGTGTCGGCACTGGCGGATGCCACCTTCCAGAAGTTGACCCGCACGTTCCTCGGTATGAAGCAGAACGGCTTTTCCGACATCATCAAGGGGACGGTTGAGAACTTCAGCGCGGCAAGCCGGGCTGAAGCGGTGCGGTCGGATATCGTTATCGATACCGCCATGCATACGCTCAACCAGTCGGCACGGTTCGCGGGCGCACTCAACACCACGAAATGGTCAGCCTATGCCGCTGATCGCTCAATTACCTTCTCGGGCCTACCGGCCTACACGGAAGCGCAGAAGCGCGCGTTTGCAATGGAGTGGTTCGGTCACCTAGGCGACCATGCCAACAAGTCATTCCAGCAGTTACCGGCAGAGATCAAAGGCGCATTTCGCCGGCAGAACTTCACGGCCGCCGATTGGGAAGCCGCCCGCAAGGCGACGCTCTACCAGCCAAACCCTGATAGCGCACCATTCTTGCGCCCGGCAGAAATCGAGGCTGTAGCCGGCCGTGACGTGGCATTGAAGTACAGCGCCATGATGTACGGCGAGCGCCGATTTGCGATCATCGAGCCCGATCTACGCGCCCGCGCGATGCTCACACAGGGCATTCAGCGCGGCACCTGGGCTGGCGAAATGCTACGCGGCGCGACGCAGTTCAAGAGTTTCCCCGTAACCATCATGCTGCTGCATGGTGGGCGTTTGCTGGACGAGATCGCAATGCACGGCATGGCAAGCCGCAACGTCGCGCGCTACGCCTTCCAGATGCTTGTCATCGGGACAATGGTCGGGGCCGTGGTGGTGCAACTCAAGGACCTCATCGCGGGCCGTGATCCGCGCAGTATGAACCCAATGGAAAATCCGGCCTTCTGGGGGCAAGCTCTCTTGCAGTCGGGCGGGCTCGGCATCTGGGGCGACTTCATCCAGAACTCGTCAAACCGCTATGGCGGTGGTGCCGTAACGACGCTGTTCGGCCCGACCGCAGGCACGATTGGACAGACGCTTGACTTGACCATCGGCAACATGAAGGCCGCGGCGGGTGGCCAGAATGCCAACATCGGCAACGAGCTAACCAGCTTTGTCAAAAGCCTGACGCCAGGCGCGTCCACGTGGTACGCGCGCAAGGCCATCGATGCCTATCTGTTCGATAACCTGCAAAAGCTGCTCACGCCGAATGAGTACGGCGCACTGCGTCGCCGCATCATGGATAAGCGCGCCAAAGAGTACTCGTCACAGGGCTACTGGTGGGAACCGCTGAGCACGGGGCCATCCCGCGCACCCAATCTCGGGGCCGTCGTAGGACGGTAACAACCAGACCCGATTCGCTGAAAGTCAAGTGTCTTTCCGGGAAGCCTGTGATATACGGGCTCACCCTTGTTCGTCGTTGCGTTGTGTCCACCCAAAACACGCACACGGCAGGGCATGGCGCTCGCACAAAAATACGCTCCGATCACGTGGGAATGCGACGGATCAAACCGTGCGTTTTCAGTGACTTGGCCGTTTTTTGATACAGCCGATCTCACCGTCACCTACATCACCCAATCGCAAACCCCCGTCACCCTGAAAGAAGGCGGGGATTACCGGGTGAGGGGGGGGCGCGACGGCAATGGAATGGCCGCGGTCGGCGTCATAGAAACCACCGCGATCTATGAACACGGTGCATCGATCCGTGTCTCTCGCACCACCCCCATTACGCAAACCGAAGCGTATTCGAACGGGGCGTTTCCGGCAGTACGGATCGAGCGCGCCCTAGACCGCGCGATGATGGTGCTCGAAGAGTTGGCACACGGCCGCGCGGCAACCGATGAAATCCGCGTTCCTGTGGGATCGTCCCCTGTAACGTCGCCTGTTCAAGCCCCCGCGCGGCAATCTACCGCCGAAGTCGAGAACCTGATTCAGGGGCTGATCAAGGGCCAGGCCGATCAGACACAAGCCGCGCACCGCGACCTGGCGCAGAGTATCGCCGCACTGCGCCGGCAGGTGGACGGGCTGCATGCTGCACCAGTTGCGCCACTCCCGGCCATCCAGCCGATAGACCGGCCTGAGCCTGCCCCTGCGCTACCCGTAGCACCCGCGACGCTCGACGACGCCGTAGCGCAGGCACGCGACGAACTCGAGCGTGAAGCCGCCCGCTATCGGTCACAGGTCGCAACGGTCGGCAAAGATTACGTCTACTTGCAAAAGCAGAGCGAAGCCCGTGCGGCGCTCGATGATCCGGCCCCGATCGCCCCGGCCGTGCATCCCGTCACGGGCGCACAGATCGTCAAATACCCGCACCTCGAGGCGCTGGTCGGCGTCTACGTTCCTGAGACAGAAAGCCGGGAAGACGACATCCGCGCCGCGGCGGCTTTTATCTTGGGCAAGGCCGCTGATTTCAAAGCCTGGAACGCGCGGATTGAACTCGCGCTCGGCTTTGCCAAACGGTCGCTCGCTGAAGCCCGATCCATCGACGACGCTCTGAGCATCCCTGCGCGGCTCGATTGGCCGTCATTCTTGGAGTCATGAAATGACGGTTACAATCTCTTACGCACCGCTGACCTACACCTGCAACGGCTCCACCACGGCGTTCTCGGTGACGTGGCCGTTCTTTGAGAGCACGGATCTCATCGTCACGCGCAGGACCACATCGGGCGTTGAAACCGTTCTGACCAATCCCGCCGATTACACAGTGACGGGTGGCCGTGCAACGGTGAGCGGAACCCCTGCGGTCGGTACGGTAACGACGACTTCGACCTATGCAGACGGCAATATCGTCATCACCCGCAACACGTCGCGGCGGCAGCAACTCGCGTTGACGACGGCGGGGGCCTTCCCAGCGAAATCGGTAGAGGCCGCGCTAGACCGCGCCTTGATGATTGCGGAAGAGGGCGTCTACGCCGGCACGGGTGATGATGTTGACGGCATTCCGCTCCGGTTGGAAACGTCGGGCGCAACGGACTATTGGGACGGTAAGGGATACGTCGCACGCGGGTTTGCCGATGGCTCGGCGCTAGATGATCTTGCGACGGTTGGGCAGTTGGCGGCGGCGGTCTCGGGCGGTGAGTTCTTCACCTTGCAGACCTACGGCGAGTCGTTCCCCGGAACGCTCATCAAAGGTACGCACCATCTCTTTCCCGATGGATCACTCTACTACATGGCGGGCGATGACGAGGGCAATGTCATCCCCGTCCAAATTCTCAACACGACCACGCAACGCATTACGATCTCCCCGGCCACCGCAACCTACAACGTCACGGTGGGGCAACCGGCATCTGGTACATTTACGGCATCTGGTGGCTATGGCTCATATACCTACGCGGTAGCCAACTGGCCAACGGGTGTCACCGTGTCATCTGCTGGTGTGCAGAGCGGAGCATTCTACACGAGCGGTACTTATACCGGCACGATCACCGCGACGGACATAGCCTCGAGCCAAACGGGAACGCAGTCTTACATCTGGGTTGTCGCGCCTGCGCTGCAGATCTCGCCTGCAAGCGGCATCTATTCCGTCGCGTCGGGCACGGACATGACGGGGATTGCCTTCACCGGATCAGGCGGCAGGGCACCGCTGTATTTCTCGCAATCTGGGATGACGTCACTCGGCCTATCGCTGAGTTCAACCGGCGTCATGTCTGGCACCACCACGGGCGGCGGGACGTTTTCTGTCACCCTGACCGATAGCAACGGCGCGACGACGACGAATACTTACATCTACGCCGCGACCGACGCGCTGACGCTGTCACCCACGACGAACACCTACAACGTGACGGTTGGTCAGACGGCGAGCGGAACCATTACGGCATCAGGTGGGTCCGGCACCTACACCTTTACCCAAACCGGCTACCCGACTGGGATTAGTCTCTCAAGCGGCGGCACGCAAAGCGGCACGTTCTCGACCGCGGGCACTTATACAGGCGTGGTTACCGCGACGGATAGCTCAACCGGCGCGTTGGGAACGCAGAACTATACGTGGACGGTTGCCCCTGCTGTGACTCTATCGCCAGCGGCCGGAACGTATCCGGTTGCCATCGGCACCAATATGACCGGCGTCCGGTTTACAGGCGGGGGTGGGCGGGCTCCCCTGGTGTTTACGGACTCAGGTCTTAGCGCGCTTGGCCTATCGATCAGCACGACGGGCGTGTTGTCCGGCACGACAACAGGCGTGGGCAGTTTCACGATTACGGTGACGGACGCCAACGGCAAAGCCGTCACGAATAGCTACACCTATACGGCAACGGGTGCTCTCACCGTCTCGCCGTCAAGCGCGAGCTACAACGTCACGGTTGGCCAGACTGCCAGCGGCACCTTCACCGCGTCTGGTGGAACGGGACCGTATGTGTTTGCTGTGACGGGCTGGCCGTCTGGTGTCACCGTGTCGAGTGGCGGCACACAAAGCGGCACGTTTACCACGCCTGGATCTTACACGGGCGTCATCACCGCATCCGATACGTCTACCAGCCAAACCGGCATTCAGACCTATACATGGACGGTGGCCCCGGCCGTGACGCTATCTCCGGCATCCGGCAGCTACCCGGTAGCGGTTGGCACCAATATGTCCGGTGTATCCTTCACGGGCGCAGGTGGCCGTTCGCCGCTCACGTTCACGAGTTCTGGCCTTGCGGCTATCGGGCTCACGATGAATACGAGCGGCGTGCTCTCGGGTACGACGACGGGTGTCGGGTCGTTCACGATCACAGTGACCGATACCAACGGACGAGCCGTTACGAACTCCTACACGTACACGTCAACGGGTGCGCTGACGGTTTCGCCCTCTGGCAATACCTACAACGTGACGGTTGGTCAGGTCGCTGGTGGTACGTTTACGGCAACCGGCGGCTCCGGGGCATACACCTACAGCACGTCGGGGTGGCCCGCGGGTGTGAATGTGTCGGCCGGCGGTGTGCAGAGTGGCGCATTCTCAAGTGCCGGTACTTACACCGGCACCATCACGGCAACGGATACCTCTACGGGCCAGACCGGAACGGCTGTCTATACGTGGATCGTGGCACCGGCTCTATCGCTCTCGCCTGGTAGCGGCACCTATACGGTTGCGATCGGCACGAACATGGCAGGCGTGAGCTTCACCGGGTCGGGTGGCCGCGCGCCGCTCTACTTCTCACAGAGTGGCATGGGGGCGATTGGCCTTTCGCTCAACTCGAGCGGTGTGTTCTCAGGCACCACGACGGGCCACGGCACATTCAGCGTAACGCTCACAGACAGTAACGGCGCAACTGTCACGCAGACGTACACCTATAGCTGACGAGGGTTGTTATGACGTGGTTTGATGCCTCGGAAGGCGACCTTATCGCAATTGATGGGGTCGTTCGAAAATACACAAGCGGCAGTTGGACAATCCCCGCGTCCGTCACGACGGCGGAGCGTGATGCCATCGCTGGCGCGACGGTTGGCACGCGCGTTTTTAACAGCACGACAAACCGCTACGAGGAACTAACGGAGACGGGTTGGCAGGCGTCTGGCTCAAGCGGGTCGCAACTATCGGACCACATAGCCGATACCGAAAACCCGCATGCCGTGACGAAGGCGCAGGTTGGTCTTGGTGACGCTGACAACACGCCAGACGCGATAAAGCCGATATCGATCCCCGTTCAAGCTGCGCTTAACGCCAAGGCCGATCTTGTTGAAGGGGTGGTGCCTGAAGAGCAATTGCCACCTAAAGCCGATCTCGTTGCGGGCAAGGTGCCATCAAGCCAGTTGCCGTCTTACGTTGACGATGTGATCGAGGCTGCGAACGTCGCCGCTATTCAGGCGCTCACGCTTGAAAGCGGCAAGATCTACGTCGCTCTTGATAGCAACAAAGCCTATCGCTGGGCGGGTAGTGGAACCAACCTCGTTGAAGTGTCGGCGGGTGTGCAACGCTACATGTCGAACTTCGGGGACGGGTCTACCACCACCTTCACCTTCACGCACAATTTCGGCACGCGAGACTTTATCGCGACGATCTATCGCAACTCAGCCGACTACGACGAGCCGCTTGCTGAAATACGGCACGCAACGACCAACACAGTTGTGGTGGTTTGCAACTCCGCTCCTAGTTCCGATCAATATAGAATCGTGGTGATCGCATGACCATTGCAGCGATATCGGATGGACCGTGGACGGGCGGCGGCGGCGGCGGCGCTCCGAAAGACGTTCAATCTTTTGCATCGTCCGGCACGTGGACAAAGCCTGGCACTGGAACGATGGCATTCGCGCAGGTGTGGGGGGCTGGCGGCGGTGCCTCTAATTCAACAGGGCATGGCGGCGGCGGCGGCGGATACACGGAAAAGTGGATCGCACTAACGTCGCTCGGGTCCACGGAAAGCGTAGCCGTTGGAAGCGGCGGGGCTGGCGGAACTCCTGGCGCAGATGGTGGAAATTCGACGTTCTCGACGCTCACAGGCAACGGCGGTTCTGGATCAACTGGTGGTGTCGCTGGCGCAGGGGGGACGGCCACAGGCGGCTCTTATGTTGCGCAGGGGCAGGGCGGTACTCACCCTGTTTCATCGGTATCAAGCGGCGGGCGCGCTGGTGGTCCTGGCGGCGGCTACGGTGGTTATACTGTTGCAAATGGGTGTGTTCCCGGTGGCGGTGGTGGCTACAGCTCAGGCGCAGGCAACGGCGCTGGTGGTCGTGTCATTGTCACCGTCTACTAAGCGGGGGATGCCATGATTGCGATAACGCGAGAACAATTGAAGCGCTTCGCCCCAAAGGCGAAGCCTCAGTACGTCGATGCGTTATTCGCAAACATCTCCTACCTCGAGGAAGCTGGCATCCTCGAAAGCGAATACCGCGTCTGCCATTTTTTCGGACAGGTCGGGGCAGAGACGGACTACCTGACGATCTTCCGCGAGAGCATGTACTACAAGACGCCCAAGGCACTGCGGAATGCGTGGCCGTCGCGGTTCGGACCAAAGACCGATGCGGATCTAAAGCATCTGCTGAAGAACGAAGTCGGACTTGCTGAAGTCGTCTACGGTTTGCAGTCCGGGCGGAAGCCGGAAGACCTCGGCAATACAATGCCGGGGGATGGCTTTGCCTTTCGCGGTGGCGGTTGGTTCCAAACGACGGGACGCGGCAACGTTGCGCGCTATGCCTCGGCATGCGGTGTCGAATGCACGCAAGACCTGCTTGATGATCCAGCCCTTACCCTGCGCTTTGCATGCCTGGAATGGAAAGAAAGTGGGTGCAATAAGTGGGCCGATGAAAACGACCTGACAAAGGTTTCTAAGGCGATCAACACCGGCTCTGCTACGAGCAAGGTGAAGCCGGTTGGCATGGAGAAACGGCAGAAGGCGTTTGCCAAGGCCTGGGAGACGTGGGGCGAAAGCGGCAAGGCTGACAAGCCGGTCATCCCTGACGACGTCAAGGCCGCGGCACGTGATGTTCTGGTGAAGGCCGGCGGCGTTGTGACGGTCGGTGGTGGTGGCGCTGTGGCTGTTACGAAGTCAAGCGAAACGCCGAAGCCAGCAGAGCCCGCAAAACCCATAGTTGCCCCCAAGGAAACCGTCAGCAAGGCGAAGGAAACCGCGAAGGAAATCCGCGAGAACGTAGAGGTCGCCAAAGACTATTGGACGTGGGCCAAGCCGACGGCTGTGGCGGCCTACGAGAACGCCCATATCGTCGGGCCTCTCATCATTGTCGCTGGCCTTGCGATCTTCTGGCCGCGGGTGAAGGAGCGCTTGCCGTGGGGATAAGGCTCGCCATAGCCGCCGCCGCGATTTTCGCGCTGGTGGGGATATTCACGGCCCACAATGCCAATGTCAGGCGAGAGGCAGTCCAGACTGAGCGTGCGCGCGTATCCGTCGAAGCGGAGAAAAAAAATGACAAGGCTCAAGCCGCTCGCAAGCGCGTTACTGCCGACAATGCTGACGATGTGCTCGCCAAATATTACAGAGACAAGCCTTGACCCGCGCGTTTGCCAATCGTGGGAGACGATCAGGCCAAGCCGTAAGGAAGACAAGCTATCCAAGGAAACCGCCCGGCAGATAGCAGGCAACAACGTCGCCCGAGAGGCGTGGTGTCCTGACCCACCAAGATTCGGGTCATCTCAAGTGCGTGCGTAGATCACTGCAACAAGAGCACGTCATGAGAACCGATGCCATTCCGCAAGCTTCCCCCTACGATCCGGCAATCGCCAGAGGTGTCGGACGCGTGGCACCAAACCCACGCGGAGAGTATCGAGGACCACGAGAACCGACTCCTGCATTTAGAGCGTGGGTTTCATCTCTCGACGCTGCTCAACAAACAGGTCAAGACCCCATTAGGCGACCTGCCCCTCCCGCTCGCGATAGCTGGCGGGGCCACGCTCATATGGTGGAAGCCAGACCTCGTTTTAAAGCTGTTCGGGTAGTTCTATGGGGCTTCGCGTCAATCATGGTGGGTGCTGCGCTCTTTGCTGTGATTGACGCGAAGAGAGAGCAGGCGCAGTACACAAGGCTTGATCTGCGCGGGAGTTGAGCGGCCTTTCTTGTCAGTCAGCGATCGGGGATAGGTATTCAGTCGGCGGGTCACCGTACACATTTTCCCAGCCGTGCTCGTTGGCGACCTGCCAACGTCCCTTGACGCCTTTGCGGTACTGCTCGCTTGATGGCTTGTAGGGGAGCCAACGCAACGACGTTGCGATGATGATCGGGCGGCCGTGCTTAACGCTGTCGTCTATCGGCTTTGTCTCGTATCGCATCGGTCGGGCCTCACTTGTTCAAGCTGTCGGAAGGTCTCGCCGCCGCATCAAACGCGACGCCAAGGTGGTCGCGCATGACCTCTGCCAGCACTAGCAAAACCTGCGTATCAGACAACGCACCGCGCTCGCTATTCACCGTGATCCGTAACGACTCTAGCAGGTCAAGCATTGCCGTGCGTGGGTGTGTCATGCTGCGGGCCCTACTTGTTCGCTGCTAAGAACTCGGCGCGCGTCATCGTTTCGACGCCCGCCCGGTAGTCGTTCCAATAGCGGTCGTTGAGACCAGCGGCACGACCGGATGAATAGTCGCTGTCCGAAAACGGCTTCATGGGGATGCCGTTGTCAGTCGTAGGCACCGGCAGATTGTTGGCCGGTCGCTTCGCGTATCCGTCATAGTATCCGCGACGGTATGACGACGAAACGCGGTTGAGTGTGGCGGGGCTAAGCATCGTTCGGGCCCTACTTGCTGGTGTTGCAGTTCGGGCATGGATGCCCACGCTTAGCGTCAGAAACGCTCTTGACCGCTAGCCATTGCACCCAACCACAGCGACGGCATGCGAAGTGCGCGGCCGGCCGCCCATCGGGAAAATTCCCGGCGTCGATCACGCGACACAGCACCCGACGCGGTTTCGTTGCTGGTTTTTCCAGTAGTTCGCCTTGGCGTGGCATCGTCGGGCCTTACTTGCTGGTGCTGACGAGGGACGCGCGAAGTGCCTTGACCCACGTTGTCCGCGACTTCGCACGCTCTACTTCTTTTGCGTGTTCCGTCTCGTGGTATTCAATGTCGCGACGCGCTTTAGACATGGCGTCGTCGTACCATTTTGAGCGCGTCTGAGGAACTGGCCGCGCCCCGTAGCTAGGGCCGCAATCGAACCGAATACTTTCGGTCAGTTGGTCGCGCATGAACTTTTTCATTTCGGCGTGATCGGCGGTCGGCGGTTCCCAAGCCTTAACATAGGCAAGCATCGCCTCGTATCGCGCGCGCTTCGCGACTTTATCGTCCTCATATCTATCCCATGATGCGACGGCGGATTGGTGCGCGGCATCGGCTTCCGCTGTTTGCTGGTCCACGGTGAGAGCTTGCAGCCGGGCCAATTCCGCCTTCGCTTCTGCGAGGCGCTTGGCGTTATAGCCAGACGGCACAAACTCATCGGGAATTTGAGCACTACTAGACTCATCTCTCATAGTGATAAGAGCGCCAAACGCGCGAGCGCACTGCATGGCGAACGTCGCAAAGTCAGTAACTTTGCCGTCGCCTACGTCTGCTGTGTATCCAGTCGGCATGTCCGGGCCTTTCTTGCTCACCGCATCGCGGCTTTAATTCTGGCGTCTCTCTGCTCTGGCGTCAGGCGTTGCCAGTCATCGAACGCGGCGTTGTGTTGGTCTAGCGCCGCCTGATTTTCCCGGCAGCAATCCTCACAATAACCTTCATGCAGTTCTGGCGTATCGCAGCCGCATTGCGGGCAATGTTTCATCGCGTGGCCTTTCTTAGTCGCTGTTTGGCACGTAGCGAACGGCAATAAATTTGCCGTCCAGATAAAGTGCCGTGAACTCTAGCCATTCGGATGCCGGGTCTGCGTGATGCCCGCTGTTCTGGTAGAACGTGATAGCACCCGTGAAGCGCGCGGCCTTGCGGCCATCAACTGTCAGATCATCCCCAAGCAGAACCTTGGCCAGCGAGCACTCCATTGACTTCGATTGCCAGCCGTCGAAACGGATCTCCTTGACGCCAGGATAGCACCGCTCGACCTCGGTTCGCACGCGCGGCGACAGCGACACATCGTCAAACATTCCCATCGCCGCGTCTCCTGTTGATCTTGTCAGCAGTCGTATCATGGGTGCTTGCGTTTGTCTACCGGTGGTGTATAAGTATTCCACGACAACAGCAGTCCGAAATGTCGTGGGGTCGGTTTTGGCAAAGCGGAAAAGACGAGTGAAGGCGGTAGGGCCGCCGCCAGAGTTTGATGTAGTGCCGAACCCGAACGCGCCCAAGATGTTCATCGGTTACGCGCGAGTCAGCACCAGTGATCAGTCGATAGATATGCAAGTGTCAGCGTTGAAACGTGTCGGCGTCACGGATGCCGGACTCTATGTCGAGAAGATATCCGCAGCATCGCGCAAGCGGCCAATGCTGGAAGCGGCGCTCGCGGCATTGAGATCGGGTGACACGTTCGTCGTTTGGAAGTTGGACAGGCTCGCTCGGAGCATGGTGGACCTTCTGAACCGCATTAAATTCATCGAGGGAAAGGGCGCTTTTCTGCGGTCTTTGACCGAGCAAATCGAGACGCAGACGACGCAGGGCAAGTTCATGATCCACATGCTCGGAGCCTTGGCAGAGTTTGAACGAGGCCTCATTCGCGAGCGTACGATGTGGGGAATGGCAGAAGCCAAGGCGCAAGGTAAGCAGGTAGGGCAACCGGAAGTGCTGACTGCCGCCGACAAGCAGAAGGCACAGAAGATGCGAGACAGTGGAAAGAGCGTGCGAGCTATAGCGGATCACTTCGGCGTCTCGCACGGCACGGTGTACAATCACACGCATGGTCCGTCGCG